GATTACCACCGTATTGTCCCGAAATGCCACCGCCAAGGCTCTTAAAACTTCCGCTGTACCCTGACCACCATAGTAGTATGCCTGACGCGGGATTTCGTACATAGGGACACAGATAGCCTCCGCATCTGACCATCCATAGCCTAGGCAAGTGAGCGTCAAATCGCTCATGGTCTCTACATCAAAGAACAGGTCTTTACCTTTGGTCTCCGTAAGGTCTTTAACCACATCCTCAAGCTTAGGGTAGATCACCTCACCTATCTCCCGTATCCTTGGCTTTACTAACAGATACCGACAGGCCTTACGGATATCCTTACGCAACCAGAATCTCCAGTTCTGTCGCTTAGTTCTTCCGTGTGTTACCTTGTCGTCATCGCTACCCCCTGCGTACTCTTCGTTGGGGTTGAAATAGTTCCTACGATCAAAGGCGTCCTGTGGCATATACGATGCAAGGTAGGTTACACCATCCTCTACCCACGGATTTCCCCTCTGTTCATCGAGGCCTACTCCAGGTTTATATTGGTGCAAAGACTTACGACCAAGCAACAAGACTACCTTCGTCTCCGGCAGTAGCCCAGCACCCAACGTAGGCAGGGTACGCAGGTCACAAGAGTCCCGACCAACTGCAACTGTAGAGTCAAAAAACGCCCCCGCGTAACCGCTCAAAAGAACGTGTCGGTCGAACCGCGAGGGCGTGTCTATTACAACAGTTAAGCCTGAGTATGTCTCGGTAGGCTTATGACGCATCGGTTGGAAACTCTAAGTCCATGAGTTTCTCCGTTGCGATCTCCTCGGATTCCTTAGCGAACTCCTTGTTGTCCTTGAAGTGACCATCAACGTAGGATACAACCAATGATGCCGCGTCTTGAAAGCCGGACTTATACCCGACGACCAAAATCTTAGCCATTAGTTCCTTTAACCTGTGCGCTACTGCCTCACAGTCCTGTACTTTTTTGGGAGCCAAGCTCTCTAGCTCCTGCTTTACTTGTTCAATAACTGTCATTGTCGTTTCGTAGTGCTTTTGCCAGTAGGCGCGGCCCGTATTGATTGAGTCGCATACGCTTGTCTCTGGCCTTTGTCTTTAACTTGCGATGCAGGGACTCTGGTATCATCAGAGGGATATACCTCTTCACCCTGCTGTCCGACTTGGGTTTAGTTTTGTTCATAAGTATTTTCTGTAAGTGAGGCTTGCGTTTGTTTCAGAGGGGAATAACAGAATGTCATAAACCCGCCGCAGAATCTCTCTGCGTACCATACCGCAAGCCTCGTTAGAGACTAGAACCCAGACATATCGTGGTCTTCAGCAGCTTCTAATCTGCGTTCCACGTTGTAGCGATAACTCGCTAACGGTTGCCCAGTTATGGGGTCAATCATGGGGTCGCCCGTGATCTCGTCCATTCTAGACTCAGACTTCGTGTAGAGTACAGCCTTAAATGCTTTACCCTTGAGACCCTCAGCGATCTCATCGTAATCTTCTAGCTCGAACTCATCGGGCAAGTCGAAGATTTTGTGGTACTCCTTCAGACTCCGAGATGGAATCAGAGGGTAGTCCCTAACTTGAACACCACTAACCTCAACAAAGCCGCTAGGCCCGTTAACTTCTGCGGGTTCTACAACTTCAGTTACAATAGCAACCATGTCGTTGCCCTTGCTACTGACCTTGCGCTCTGCCTCGACAATGCGAAGCGTGTATGTACCATTCGGGAGGTAAGGCCTACCCGAACTTTCCGTAATACCTTTTAGACTTATCTTAGCCATTTGTTATTATGTATTATAGTTTATGTTTATCGTAGTGTATCGTACACGTATCCCCTACACTCATAGGGAAATTATTTCCAAAACTCCCACCATCTAGACAGGGGTAGACAGTCCTCTATGTTATTAAACGCTCGTTCCCTAGCTTCTCTTAGCTGCCCGTCCGTGAACAGGTGAGGGACTGGCTCTCGTCTGCCTTCAAGGTACGTAAAGATGTACGACCTGTTGGCTGCTCTGTGTTTGTGGTCGTTGGATACTACAAACAACCGTCCTAGTTTTGCTTTACGTTTATTTTTCATAGCTTACAAAATTAGTTGTCAACTAACTCTTTCCTTCCAGCTTTCACCTCGTCTATAAGATATTGCATACTATTGTAGTAGTGGTCTGGATTTCCTTTTATGTTTAGCTTAGGTTTGTACGAAGTTATCAGCATCTTTTCTAGCTCCATTCTTTCATACCTATCCCAACTATCTGCTTGTGGAATTATGAGAACGTCATCAAAATCCTTTGGTTCATTTACCACATGATTACAAAGACGACTCATAACACACTCTGACTGGCCAACATAAACAGGCTGGCTATCATTCATCAGCAAATAGACTCCAGCATCTAGCACCGGCCTTGGTACACGTATATATTCGGTTGTGCCAGAAAATGTCTTAGTCTTTTCCAACACAGTACCAAGTAGTGTGTGTATGGTGCGTGAGAATGCGTACGGTTTTTCTTTAAGCATAGTATTCCTCTGCTTTCTCCAGCACCGTCACGATGTCATTGGGTATCAACTGTTCGTCGAACATGCCCATTGGGGTCTTAGCCGACGTAACACCATCCGTGTTAGTCTGGAAGAAGTATTCCATCTCCTCGGTCTTCTCGTTCTTACGTACCTCGGTGAACAGCACCATGAGAAACTCCTTCTCTATCGCGCCTTCGTGAACTTTACCTTGCACCTTGACCCTGCGGTGCGAGGACTCACCACCTGTAATCTGTGGAATCTTCACGATGTCGTCTACCGCTGTGAAAATAATCGTAGCCTTATCGTTCTTGATGGAGTCTAACATATTGCGGATAGTCCTGTTGTAGAACGACCAGATATCGTAGCCCTTGAACGAGTTGGTAGCCAACGTGTGAACCTGTTCCACGTACTTGGTGAACGACTCGACCACTATGGTCTCGCAGTCATCTTTCTTTAGAACCTTCTCCAGTTCCCTAGGGAAAGCATTGGCGTTCTCCACGGGAATGATGTTGAACCTACTAGCCTTGGGAAAAGGAAATCCCTTACGCTCCAAGTCTAGAATGTAGGTTGTCTTCGGATCTAGGTTACGCAACGCTGTACTCTTACCGCTGCCGCTGTGACCTACTATTGCAATCAATGGCTTATACATCTTCTGTGTCTGTTGTTATTTCTATTTTAGTTTCTGGCTCGATGACACCGTGGAAGGTATCAAATTCTAACTGCTCATCCCTAGGCCATTGCTCTTTGAGTAACATCAAGCCAATGATCCCGTAGTTCGCTATGTCCTTAAAGGTATCCTCCAGCGATTCGTTCTTGGGAGACTCCTCTCTGTCCATCAACAAGTTTGCGAGTCGCTCTACCTTATCGTAGAGCCGTACGCTAAGACCACGAACACCAAACCTGCTGATGTTCTTAGGCCCGTAGTCTTTCTGCTTCGCGTCCAGCAGGCTAACACACTCAGCAGCTATGAAGAGCGCACGTTTACCTGCAAGGGTATCAAGTTGTATCTTCATTTGCTGATGACCCTCCCCAGTAGCACGGACATATTCTGTATAGACTTGTCTAATGCGGTTAGCTTACTGCCAAGCATATCTGCTGCCGCAAGTATCGCTGAGGTGTGGCTGACACAGTCGGCGGTCAGTATACCTGTCATCTCGTTATCCTGTAGCGTAGCTTCAAGAGTCTTGTTGAGGGACTCCATAGCTGCCGTGTAGCGTAGCATGGTAAAGTTATCCATGCCGTCCAAGTAGGCATCGTGCCTAGCCTTTAATGTTTTTTCTGTAACTTCCATAATATTATAGTTGAAATTGTAGTGGGTCGTAGACTTTACGTACGTAGTCCATGTTGACGATGGATTCTCTATCGTTGCCTGAGTTCGCCGTGCATAGGGCCGTGAACGAGCAGAGACCAAAGCGAGTCTCGCAACAGGCGAAGTTGCTAAGGAAGATATCCTCACCATCTTTCTCGTCCCATGTCTCGAAGTAAAACTCAAGCTTGTGGGTTATCCTACTGACGAGGTCATCTATGTAGGCTTGGAATTTATCCAGCCTATACTTGCTGAACTCGAATATCTCGCTGCGCTCAAACTTGTTCTTGTTGGAGCGGCCAAGGAACAGACCGTTAATCATACAGCCTACCTCCTCGTCTGGGAATAGCCTCTGCCAGATGAGGTTGTAGAACATTAGCTGGGGCGAGACCCTGTAGGATGCGAAGTAGGCAGCGGGACTGTAGGCTGCCGTGGATTTGTGGTCTACGATAACGGGGCGACCAAAGTAGGTTCCAACAAAGTCTATCGTGCCACAAAAAAGTATGTCCAGTTCTGGCGTTTGTAAGTACGGGTAGGCGAAGCGCATCTCTAACAAGGGGTCGGGGTCTTTACGTACCTCTAATCCTGTATCCTGCTTGAAGTATTGGTTGAGCAGGTTGACCAGATGGGCTAAGTCACGGAAGTCCTTGTCGGGTACGAGGACATCTGCGTAGTGATCTATCGCTGCGTTGACAGCTTTCTCCTCGTCACCATCTGCGTAGTACGACTCCAAGGCTTTATGTACTGCCGTGCCGTACTCCATCTTATGATTCGAGTTACGTTTGCGTAGGCCACGGCATAACATATACCACAGTCTACGTTCGCAAGCTGACTCCTTTATTAAGGATGCGTCTATCTTTATGATGAGCTTGCCCTCTTCAGTTTTTTCTAGGTTAAGTAATTCCATAGGTTTTCTTTAGTAGCTTTGCTTTATCTAACAATGTTGGTTTCTCCTTTGGCACACGTTTCTTTCGTGCCGTCTTCGGCTTGGCTAACTCTACCTTCGGCTCGGTTAGCTTTAAGTAACTGTCGAAATGTTGGAGTAGTTCCTCATCCGACATGGACTCTAGTTGTTCTACCGTACAGTCTAGCAGTTCCTCAATGGTCATTTAGATCTATGATAAAGAGAGCTAGGAATAGTAGGGTAAAAAACAGAGAGGCTACGGCTATGACTACTAATGGCATTTATCTTGCAACCTTGAGTGTGTCCTTGGCCGTGTCGAACTCGAAGTCTACAAGTTTCTGCTGTTCTTCCAGCCACTTAATATCTTCGTGCTTTATTATTATATTCTCTCGCTTAAAGGTATCCATTTCCTTTGCGTCTTGTAACCAAGCAAGCAGTTCTGCCTTCCAGACTTTAGAGTCTGCAAATTCATACTGTAGTTCCTTGGCTTTAATCTGATTGCGTAGCGTGTCCTTGAAATAAATCAAGACACCCGTGTCTGTTTTACGGAACGCAACCTGAGTACGTAGCTCTGCATAGATTGGCCCGTATTCTGTGGAGTTGTCAACGAGAAACTTTAGACCATCGGTTAACTTTACATAGAGAGTGTTAACCGTGTAGCCTGTTTCCTCGGCAGTAACTAGGATATCCGACTTGCCATCGAGTAGCTTATCTATGATAGGCTTGATCTTGTGAGCATTAGTTGGACTGTATGTTGATCGTCTGGCAGAACCCTTTGAGCGCATCTTACGCAGGAGTTCTGAGTGATTCTGTAAATTTGTATTGTTATCCATAGAGATTAAAAAAGGTAGCGTAGTGTTTCACCAAGTATAAACGCTAGTAACTACTCTGTTCGTGGGTCTCCCACGACACCAT